CGTCAATTTCCTCTAGTTCCAAATCCTGTGGAGTTGGTTCATCGGATGGTGCGTCTGGTTTTGCTTTTGCTTCCTGTTCACCTTCTGATGCTGGTAATTCGTTCTCTGCGGTTATTAAGTTCTCGAATTGACCTATTAAATTTTCTTTAACCTGTGGCTCTGCCGTAGGTTGTTCTTGGACCGCAGTTTCCATTTCTGGATTGTCTGCCATTTAGTTATTCCTTTTTTAGGATTGTACCCGTTTCCATTATGGATTGTATTCGGGTTTGTACGGAGTCAAGCATCTTTACCATCATGTAAATTTTTTCTCTTGCTTCCGTATCACGAAGTGGAGTAGCTAATAATTCATCAACTAATTCCTTTCGTAAATCTGTATATGCTTTTTGATAAAGCGGATTATCTATAATTGCTTTAGCATCATTAGATAATTTAATTTCTTTTTCTGTTACCATTAAATACCTGACTCATCATCATAAAAATTATCAGCAGGTGTTGTTGGTTGAGTATAATATTGTTGATAATTATAATTATTATTTCCACCAGCGTTAGAACCAGTAACCTCATGCGGATTTATTGTACCACCAGATTTAATTGCATCATCAATAATTTCATCACTTGACATAGTATTTGAATAAATTTCTGCTTCAGTCTTTTTTTGATTATTTGCTTTTTGTCTTTCTTGATAAGCAATTTGTTCTAATGTTTGACCTAAAGCAAAATTGCCAGCATATTGATCTTCTAAATTAATTTGTGTTCCATTAGCTTTGCTATCAGTAACATTTATGCCACGCTTTTTAAGTTCAGCTATCATTTTATCTCTTTTATCTTTTTGCAAGCCACCAAACATTAAAGCAAATTGAGGATTAAAGATTGAACCTTTTTTTAATTCTAACAAACCGCCTTTACTTGGTAAATAACCAAGGGCATGATTTTTTAACCATCCTCTATCTATAAGATTTTGAATGTATTCCATGTTAGTCATTCCAGCTATTTCTTCATCTGTAGGAATATATAATTCGTTATTATTATTATTATCATCCCTGTTATTTTGTTTTTGACACATTGGATGACCAGCGTTTGCTGGCAATGAACAAAAAACCCCCATATCAAAACCATCTTCAGGTGTTTCTGGATCTGGTGTCATTGGATTTGTATTCCATTGATAAGGCGTTGCTGTTGCAAAATTCATAGGAACCGCACCTAGTGGTGTTCCTCCTCCTGCTACAATAGTATTAAATAAAGATGATTGGCCAAAAGGTGTAAACTGTACCATTATAAAGTTCCCATTTGTGCTTTTTTATTTATCTTTTCTCTTTCTATTGATAATTCTGCTAGCATTTCTTGTTTTTTTAATTCCAATTCTGCTTCTTGTGTTTGTTTTTTCAATTGTAATTCAGCTTCCATTTTTTCTTTTTTCAATTGTAACTCAGCAATGTTTTTTTGTTTGTCTGCTTCTATTTGTTGTTGAGTAGCAATAAGCAACGGATTTTCTTGCATAGGGTCTTTAGGAGGTTCGGGAGGAAGTGTTTCAGGATTTGTAAAAAATTCCTGAGGTGATTTGAACCCAGCATTATGAACCATTCTTTCTAAAGTGTTATAGATATTTTGTTCATTTGCTAATTTACTACCTGACATTAAGATTTTTTCTTGGATGCCTAATATTTGCCCTAAAATTTGAAGCCGTTGCTCATGGCTTCCTGTTCCTAATCCCACATTTATTGATAAATTAAATTTATTTTTCCATTCTCTTGGGTCTATTGGAACATATTCATTTCTAATTTTTATTACTCTTTTATGATCTTGATATTGTGTTGTTAATTTTAACAAACAATTCATTAAATCTTTCATGCCTGTTTCTGCAAACACTCTAGCAATTGTTTCAATTCTTTGGCCAGCCGATTGCATTGCTTCTCTAACACCAGTAGCCGTTGTGTGTGACTTTTGAATTGTATTAGGATCTAAACCTTGTTGCATCCTACTAATACCAGATCTTGACTCTTTTATTTGGTCAATTTTTTCCATCATTGCCAAACCTTCTTGCATAAAGTTTTGTGCTTGCATTGGTACTACGGCATTAGGTGTTTTTACTCGTACAATATTTCCTGCTCTACTAGATAAAAGATCATCTAAGTTTACTTGATTTTCGACAGCTAAAACCCTAGAATTATTCATAAGGAAAGCGTTGTCAAGACACTGTCTTAGAAGTACACTTTTTATTTGCTGGATGTCCATTACAAGATCTGCAACACTCATTCCAAATAAACGATGCGGATTAATAATTGGTGTAATAGTAGAAAAAGGAATATAACTTATTTCTTCTACATCTAAAATTTCATTACTATCACCAACACAAATAACTTTTAATAATTCTGCAATACCATCATTATCAACATCAGATCGTATGTAACATTCTTGAACAAGAACCTCACGCATAGATGGATCTGCATTTTCATTTATGCCACTATCATCAAAAATATTACGACTTAAATCTTCTTGATTATTATTTGTTGTTTCATACGAAGGTAAATCTTCAATTTTTTTTCTATCGTAGCCTTCGGCAATTAAATCAGAAACCGTTTTTTTAATTCGGTGTGCTACAAAAGGTGCATCCTGTAAAGTTTTTGCTCTTTTGCTTAATAACATTTCTTCAGGTGGTATATTTTCTATACAAATTTTTCCTGAAGAAGATTTTCTTCTTACATCAACATCAAAAGTTGTTTGAACATCATTCATTTCACCTTGTTCGGTCATGACTATTTTTTGTTCAGTTTTTTCTTCTACATTTAATACCTCAACGGCATCATCTATTAATAAAGCCTGATATTCGATGTCTGTAAGGCCTTTATACGACTCTTTAAGGTATTCGTCCTCGTATTTATAATAATGCTTTATAAAGCCATTTTTTTGAATTAATGCATCTTTGAACCAAGTGTAAAATATTCTCCATCCGTCATTATCTTTAAATATTATATGGTTTATATATTCTGTTGCTTGTTTAGATGCTTCTTCATCTTCCTGACCTACAGGTTCGAATTTAACAATATCGTCCCCTGCGGTAAATATCCTTAAAAGGCTAGGAAGGACTGACTCTACGGCTTCCAAGACATCGCTGGAGATAACTTGACTTCGTCCCTCGACTTCGTTGCCCATTTTCTCTGAATTGTAATAATCTAAGGCTAGGCTTCGTTCTTGGACCAATTTACCGTTCTGATAGCCTAAAGCATCACTAGTTTCGCTAGTGATTGTTGCTTTTAGTTCTTGTTCTTTTTTTTTATTTAATTTCATTGATTATTATGTTGTTTCCTGTATAACACCGTTATATGACTAAGTTTAAATTTAGAAAATTACTTACTTTTCTTGGTATGAGCCAAGGAAGGCTATCAAGAGAAACGGGATTAACCCGTACAGCAATTGGTAACTATTACAATGGCCGAAGGCCCGTTCAAAATACTTTGGCTTGGGGTCTTGGTTTGAAAGAAGAAATTAATGAAAAAAATAAGCGTATTGCTTATTTAGAAAAAAGATTATCTAAACAATCCCAGACGGCCCGTAATTAAGTTTACTAGACCAATCGCTTGACTCATTTAATCCTGTTGCCATGTATCGCATTGCATCACAGGAATTACTTTCAGGTCCGTGGTGTGGGGTTGATGTTTGTTCTCCTAAAGCGTTTTTTTTCCATCGATATTGTTTTAAACAATTGATAAGATAATCACATTTTTCTTTATCAAAATAACATCGTTTTAATGACAATCGTAAAGCATTAATACCTTCTTCTATTTTAAGTTTAGGGACTGGTTGTATATACCATCCTAAATTGGAAGCTATTTCTTGTCTGCTTTTTCCTGACCCTAATTCAGTAACGACAATATCATGTCCTGCATAATGTGAGTCATAAGTATAAGGTAATTCTTTTAATTTATTAGCGTAATATTCTATACTTTCCCCTGCATGTTCTAAATGGTCAATAACATGTATGGCCGAACCTACCTTTTGAATAAACACAATGCT